AAACCCGCCGGAACCGTCCAGATAGGCCTGGATAGATCCCATTCCAGGACTTCGCATAATACATACAGGCTTATGTAGAAAAGCCCTGGCGGAAAATGAGATCCCGCCAGGGCTTTTTTGCATAGGGCGCATTATGCGAGGTCTATTTTGTTTACGCTTAACCGCTTATATCAAGATATTTTTTGAATTTCATTTTTACCCCGTTGACTTGTTCCCTGAACCATTCGGACTCAGCTTTTATTATCCTAGGGAGCCTATCGTCTTTGTGTTTTTCATCCCCTTTTTCGCTGTGATTTGCGCTCATAAGACTGAATCCACGAAGATTAATTTCAGCGATGTATTGTGAAATTTCCGAACCAAATAGAAACTCTGCTTCATGAGTGGCTGACTTAAAATTTTTTATTTCATCATTGGTTGGGCTGTCTTTTTGGTTAACAAGTTCGATAAATTTCCGAACTTCTTCATACACTTTGATTCGTCGATCATAACAATCAAGATTGAATTTCTTTTTAGTTGTTTTCCATTGCTGATACGTAACATACAAAATTACTGCGCTTAAAAATGCCAAAAATCCCAAGTTGTATTCCATTATTTTTTCCTTTCAATTAAGAACGATTCACAACAAATGCAAGGACAGGGGTAAGTAGTACTGTCCTTTACTCTCATTTTTGATAGTTACCTTGTTTTTTTTGCTTCTTCTATTTCTTCCAATGTTACCCCGTTTAGGTCTCTAGCTAGCAGCGCGTCTGCAACGTCAGTGGGTTTAATTACCTTATTGGCTTTTATTGAAAGTTCCCACGCTTTCTTTTCTATTTTTTCCCACCTTGCGCCTCTAACTCTTAAAGAATGCTGACTCGCCATTTCTTTTTACCTCTGTAGTTTTTTTATTACATCTATTACATCTATTACATGTATTTTATTCACAAATCATTAAAAATAAATTATTTGTTGACTACTCATATGTGATTTGTATATAAATACACAAAATATTATTTGTGATTTGTATACATTTCTATGATTGATTGGTTCCGCGGTGAAATAGATTTCTTACACGACCCCATACCGGCCGGTCGTGTGCTTTCTATTGAGTCCAGCGGGGAAGTTTCTTGGGAGTGTGTTAAATCGATTGATTGCCGTTCTAGTCATGAAACTAGCCTTAAGATCAAATCAACCGGCGGCAATGGCGAGGGCAGGGCAACTTCCTTAATGATTGACGGCAATCTCTGTAAATTCTTGCAGGGTCATAATGTTTTTGGTTCCCGTGATTTGAATACATTGCTGTTGCTGTCCTTTCGTAAAGTCTACGAACTTCACGCGGATCATTTGCAAGGTTGTTCCAGCCCCTTATTAACCGAAGCCAAGATTAAGAAAGGTGACTACAAAGTCAAAATGTTAGACATCAATGAGCTTTACGACGTTGGCAATGATGCCAGTGTTGAGGCTTGGTTGCATGCTGCCGGAATGCGCGCACGTTCCCGCCATGGTCGCAGTACGCGTGATAAAGGTACTGTTTATCTGGGCAAGAACTCCCGGCGCTGGGCTATCAAGTTTTATAACAAAGCACGTGAAATGCTTGCCAAAGGCAAAACCCACTTATTGCCTGATTATCTGCAAAACATCGGCCTCGAAGAGTTTATTCAAGGCAAGCTTCGTGCTGAATTGCGCATATTTTCCAAGGAACTCGAAAAGCACGGAATTACCCACGGCTACCACCTAACCCCTGATCTTATCAATCAACTATTTAATGACTACTTGGGGAAAATTGACATGACTACACAAGCCACCCTAATCGACGAACAACTTTTAAAAATGCCCCGTACTTTGATGGGGACTTACCAGCTTTGGCGGCAAGGTGCCGATCTTCGTCAGCTTCTTTCTGAGGCTACCTATTTTCGGCATCGTAAAGCGTTACTTGAGTATGGCGTGGATATTTCCGCTATGCACCTTGAACCCGAACATAACAACGTTGTTCCGCTAATGCGCATCATCGAAGCTGTGCCGGTTGCCATACCTGCATGGGCCTATGAACGCGGCTTGATAGCGGCATAGGGCAGGGGACTTAACTCATGGCTTCATGTAGGTATTGCTTTTCCCCTCTGTCTTGCAAAGGTTCCGGCCGTACCCCTGTTTTTTGCTCTAACGCCTGTAAACAAGCGCACTGGCGTTTAGAAAGAAATGGCTTTAAGCGTATCCGCGTTTCTGCTTCGGCTCGTTCCTTATCGTTACGAAACGTCACCGGAACCGGTGTTAATAATTCACTACCGTTACGAAACGCCGGCTCTTTTTCACAGGTTGACTGGACTGAGGAAAATTAATGGTTACGCCAAATCCCAAGGCGCATATGTCGCCTAAAGACTTAACCCGTGTCCTTGCGCTTGAAGCTCAAACCGTTCCCGGCTGGGGGCTTAACGATAAAGCGTTTCACGCTTCCTTTGCTGCTAATCGTGAAGCTTTCGCTTTCATTACAAAGATTCACCAAGCCATTAAAGCCTTTTATTTGAACCAGGGGCATACCGTTGAGCAGTGGCAAGTTGTCAGCTCAAACCTTAAACAATTTAACCGCGTTTGGCGTCAGTCGTTGGGATTGATGCCAAACGATTCACCACCACCGTTGGCATTCCGCCGAGTTTTACCAAAACCTTCTTTCATGCTTAATCAGGAAAAATCCATATGAAATTTATAGTTGCTGCTGCATTTACTAACACAGGCATTGCTAAAGCCTCACAACAATCTTATTCAATGACTCGTGCGCTGGTTTTAATGCCGTTTACCGATGTTGAGAACTCCAATTTTCAATCACGCGGTGAGGGATTTAGTGCGGTTGAATTGTCGGTTGCTTCATCTTTTGCGACCCAGTTTCAGAATCAATTTAATTCATCTTTTAAAGGTTCCCCAGTTCAAATGGAGCTTATTACTTCGCTGGATCGTGAGGGGCGAAATGTTATTGTCGGCCTTGAGTCTTCGCAAAATAAGACTGCGGCTTAAACAATGACTGGAACAGCTCAACGTGTTTTGGTTTGTGTGGATAGTGTTTCGGTCCCTACCTCCGCTTGGATACTTGAAGCTTGCCCTCCTTATTTCAACAACGGGGTTACTCAATATCAAACCACTTCTGTTGTTTCAGCTTACATGCTCGATTCGTCTATGGCCGCTTCAATCGAAGCTTCTTTAGGCCCATTTGATTATGTCTACGCGGCTGGTCTTTGGTCGTTGTCGTTTACCTTTGTTGTTGCTTTGTTTTTGGTCGCCCGATCATCGGGTGTCGTCATTAATTTTATTCGGGGTCGTACCTGATTAAATGTCGTCCCGGCGTTTTCCGGGTTTTTTTGTAAGGATGTTTTACCATGTTGAAAATCTTTTTTGTTTTACTTTTCTCTTTCGTTTTTGGTTCAAGCGCGTTTGCTGTTGGCCCTGATATGACTGGCTTAACTGCTGCTGTTGATTTCGGGACTGTGACAACTGCGGTTCTTGCTATCGCCGGTATGTTGGCCGTTGTTTATGTTGCAGTAAAAGGCGCTTCTATTGGCTTGACGATGTTGCGTAGCAAGTAATTTACTGCGGATTGGAAGGGGGAGCGTCTTTATATGCCGCTCCCCTTTTTTTTGATTTTAAGAAAGTGAGGTTTTCCATTATGAAAAAAATCGCCGTTTTAATCGCTGGTTCTTTTGTTTCTTCAAGTGCTTTTGCTGTTGGTCCTGATATGTCGGCTTTAATGAGCGCTATAGACTTCAATAGTTCTATTGTTTCGGTTCTTTCTATTGCGGGTGCTATTGCTGTTTGCTGGGTGGCCGTTGATGGCGCTTACATGGTGTTAGATATGATTCGCTACAGGAAATAGTTAAAACGTTAGGGGTGTTGCTTTTAATGAGCGCCCCTTTTTGGGGGTTTTGTGACGATTAATGATCTTTGGTATTTGTTTGTTTTCGCCTGGGGTTTGGTATCAGCCTGGGCGGTTATTGAGGGTTTAAAGTAAAGGGGTTGGTTATGCGCTTTCGTCGATTTTTGGTTGTTTTTCTTGTTTTGTTGTTGGCTCATCAGAGCTATGTTTATGCTTCAATCGTTGGCTCTGCTGCTAA